AATGGTTGAAGAGGCTTGTAAAAATCTTGCTGGTGTTTCTGCAAGTCAGGTCGAAATGAAGTCCGGTATTCAGTTCTACAATGGCATTACAACGGCAGAAATCCAAGAAATCTTGATCCGTTCTGCTTCAGATTTGATTGATTTGGATCATCCAAACTATCAATACGTCGCCGCTCGTCTTCTTCTATTTTCTGTTCGTAAGCAACTTTATGGAAAGATGATGGAACTTCCTCATCTTGAAGAGCACATTTATGCTTGTGTAAATGCTGAAGTATATGATAATGATATTTTTAATAAGTATTCTAAAGAAGAAATTGATTTTGCAAACTCTTTTATTCGTCATGATAGAGATTACTTATTCACTTATGCTGGACTTAGGCAGGTAGTTGATAAGTATCTTGTTCAAGATAGGAGCACTGGAGGAGTCTATGAGACTCCTCAGTTCATGTATATGATGATCGCATTGACTGTCTTTGCTGAGTATCCAAAAGAAACCAGAATGTCCTACGTTAAGAGGTATTATGACGCAATTTCACGACACAAAATCAACATCCCAACACCAATCATGGCAGGAGTGCGAACTCCGCTTAGACAATTTGCTAGCTGTGTCCTTGTTGATGTTGATGACACCCTCGATAGTATCTTTAGCAGTGATATGGCTATTGGCAGATACGTGTCACAGAGGGCAGGAATCGGCATCAACGCTGGTCGAATCCGTGGCATCAACAGTAAAATCAGAGGGGGAGAAGTTTCGCATACGGGTGTTATACCATTTCTCAAAAAGTTTGAAGCAACTGTCAGATGTTGCACGCAAAATGGCATACGAGGTGGATCCGCGACAGTACACTTCCCAATCTGGCACCAAGAAATAGAAGATATCTTAGTTCTTAAAAACAATAAAGGTACGGAGGACAATCGTGTTCGCAAACTTGATTACAGCATCCAAATCAGTAAACTCTTCTATGAAAGGTTTATTCAAGATGGTGAGATCACGCTTTTCTCCCCGCATGATACACCTGGACTTTATGATTCTTTCGGGACAGACAAGTTTGACGATTTATACGTTCAATATGAAAACGATTCGTCCATTCCGTCGAAAACTGTTAAAGCACAAGAACTCATCCTTAGTCTTCTTAAAGAAAGGGCTGAGACGGGTCGTATCTATATCATGAACATTGATCATTGCAACTCTCATTCATCCTTTAAAGATAAAGTTGAGATGAGTAATCTTTGTCAAGAAATTACTTTGCCAACTTATCCGATTCAGCACATTGATGGTGAGGGTGAGATTGCACTTTGCATTCTTTCTGCGATTAATGTAGGTAAAGTAAAATCCGATGAAGAACTTGAGGAACTTTGTGATCTTTCTGTTCGTGGACTAGATGAATTGATTGACTATCAAAAGTATCCTGTAATAGCAGCAGAACGTGCTACAAAGGCACGAAGATCGCTTGGTGTAGGATTTATCGGTTTAGCACATTATTTGGCAAAACTTGGATTTAATTACGATTCACAAGGTGCTTGGGATGCGGTTCATGGTCTATCTGAATCGTTTCAATATTATCTTCTAAAGGCATCAAATCAACTTGCAAAAGAAAAGGGACATTGTGAATATTTTGGACGAACCAAATATGCTGATGGCATTCTTCCGATTGATACATACAAAAGAGATGTAGACGAAATCTCTTCTATCCCCTACCAGCATGATTGGGAAACACTTAGAACATCAATCTTGGAATATGGCCTTAGGCACTCAACATTGTCCGCACAGATGCCATCGGAGAGCAGCTCCGTTGTGTCAAATGCAACCAATGGAATCGAGCCACCTAGAGACTACTTGTCCGTTAAAAAGTCAAAGAAAGGACCTCTCAAGCAAATTGTTCCTCAATATCAAACCCTTAAGAACAACTATACGCTTTTGTGGGATATGCCTAGTAATCGTGGGTACATTCATATTGTTGCTGTTATGCAAAAATTCTTCGATCAAGCGATTAGTGGAAACTGGTCCTATAACCCAGAAAATTATTCAGATAATGAAGTCCCAACTTCAGTAATGGCAAATGACTTTTTGACTTGTTGGAAATATGGCTGGAAAACAGCATATTATCAAAACACATATGATATTAAGACTGATGAAGTAGTTGAGGAGAAACTAAATCTCCAATCACTTCTTCAAGAACTTTCTGGTGCCGAAGAGGAAGATTGTGAAAGTTGTAAAATTTGACGAAAGTGTAAAAACCTATTATTATAAATAGTAATAGGTTTTAATAATAATCTATGTCTGGTTGCATCTATCTAATAACCAATAAAATCAATAATAAGAGGTATATTGGTAAAACCATAAAATCTTTATTAACAAGATTTTATAATCACTGCTATGCTTCTAAAACAGGTTCAACTACTTATTTTCATAAAGCAATAAGGAAGTATGGTGAAGATAGTTTTATTATTGAGGAATTAGATAGATGTGATACTGATATTCTTGGCGAAAAAGAAATTGAATGGATTTCTAAATTGAAACCAGAATATAATCAAACTCTTGGTGGTGATGGTGGAATTCTTGGATACTCTCATACAGAAGAAACAAAGGAACTTTTATCGTCAAAAAGAAAAGGAAAATTTCTTGGAGAAGAAAATCCATTCTATAATAAAACACATACAGAAGAACAAAAGAAGAACTGGAGTAAAATGAGAAAAGGACAACCATCTCCTTGTGGATTTTCTGGAAAATCGCACAAAGAAGAGAGTAAAAGTAAAACATCTCAAACACTCAAAAATAATCCAAATGTAAAAAGAACTAAAGTATTTCAGTATGATATTGAAGGAAACTTTTTAAGAGAGTTCCAATCTATTAGTGATGCTTCTAAATTTGTAGGAACAACTCCTTCTAATATCAAATATACCTGTGAAGGAAAATTTAAACACTGCAAAGGATACAAGTGGAGTTATGAATGATTTTTATGTTTATTCGTATCTTCGTGAAGATATGAGTCCATATTATATTGGTAAAGGTAAAGGTGGTAGATGCTTTATCAAAGGAAAAAAAGAAAGTGTTAGTCCTCCAAGAGACAAAACAAGGATTAAAATTATTAAAAATAATCTAACAGAACAAGAAGCATTTGAGTTAGAAAAACTTTATATTTTAATGTTTGGTAGAAAAGATTTAGGAGCAGGAATTCGTCGTAATCTTACTGATGGTGGAGATGGTGTGAGTGGATATATTCCAAGTGAAAGTGTTAGGGAAGCAAGAAGAAGACATGGAAAAGTAATTGGAAATCAAAATGCAGAATTGAAAAGGGGAGTTTGCTCTCTCACAAAAGAGCAACGAGTAAAAAATGGAAACAAAGTAAAAGAATTTGGGATTGGAATATTTTCATTGACTGAAGAGCAAAGAAGGGAAAATAGTAAAAAAGCAGGACAAAAAAATAAAGAATTAAAATTGGGAATATGTGGATATGGATTTGAAGAAAGAAGTGTAGCAGGAAAAATAGGTGGTGCTAAAAATAGAGAAAACAAAACTGGAATTTGTGGGTTGTCTTATGAGGAAAGAAGTTTTTGGGGGAAAAAATGTAAAGAAGAAGGTATTGGAATATTCTCTCCAGAATTTTTAGAAATTCGTAGTCAAATCTTAAGTGAAAGAAATTCTGGTGAAGGAAATCCTATGTATGGAAAAAATCATTCACAAGAAACAATTGAAAAAATTAGAAAAAAAGCATTAGAACGAAAAACTAAAAAAATATATAGATTAAAAAATCCAGAAGGAGAAATAATTATTTTTGAAAATTTTAAAGAATTTTGTAAAAATAATAATCTAAATCAAGGGGGAATTGCTAATGTTTTAAATGGAAAATATAAACAACATAAGGGATGGACTTTACCAGAAACAATTTTAGAAAAGAAAATTTATAAAATCAAAAGTCCAAATGGAAAAATTTATACCTTTGAAAGTATAAAAGAATTTTCAAAAGAGCATAATATTAAATGTGGTCTTGATGCAGTTTTACGAGGTGTAAGAAAATCTTGTTGTGGATGGACAAAACCATAAACTTGGGGTATGATAAAAACCAAATATCTTGAAGGGTTAAATAGAATGGGTGAGATTTTTGTAATAGTTAAGTTCAGTAGAGGAGGGGGAGTGTGAATCCTGTGCAGTTTAAAATTTCTTCAACAGAAGAACAAACACAAGTCAAGGGGATGACGGTTTTTAACACTGAACAAGTGAATACGAAAAAACAACCGATGTTCTTTGGAAAACCTCTTGGGATACAACGATATGATTCATACAAATATCCAGTCTTCGATAAACTGACTACACAGCAATTAGGATACTTTTGGAGACCCGAAGAGGTGTCTCTTCAAAAGGATCGTGGTGACTATCAAACTTTACGTCCAGAACAGAAACACATTTACACTTCTAATCTGAAGTATCAGATCATGCTTGATTCTGTTCAGGGTCGTGGACCTGGAATGGCTTTCATTCCATATTGCTCACTGCCTGAGTTGGAAGCGTGTATGGAAGTATGGGGATTTATGGAGATGATCCATAGTCGTTCATACACCTACATTATCAAAAATATCTATTCTGATCCAAGTGAGGTGTTTGATACGATCATTACAGATGAGCGTATCCTGGAACGTGCTAAGAGCGTTACAGAGTCATATGATGACTTTATTCAAGCATCACAGGATTATGGTTCATCCAATGCTTGGATGCACAATCTTGAGAAAGTCACATACGCACAACAAAGTCTCAATGATGTTAAACGAAAATTATACAGAGCAGTCGCAAACGTTAACATTCTTGAAGGTATTCGCTTCTACGTTAGTTTTGCTTGTAGTTTCGCCTTTGGTGAACTTAAGCTTATGGAAGGATCCGCTAAGATCATCTCTCTTATCGCAAGAGACGAAAATCAACACCTAGCCATTACTCAGAATATTCTGAATAAGTGGAGGGATGGTGACGATCCAGAAATGAAGCAAATTATGAAAGAAGAGGAAGAGTGGACATATAAAATGTTTAATCGTGCTGTAAATGAAGAAAAACGATGGGCAGATTATCTGTTCAAAGATGGCAGCATGATTGGACTTAACGATAAACTTCTTCAACAATACGTTGAGTGGATTGCTAATAGAAGGTTAAAGGCGATAGGATTAAAACCACAATACGATATTTCAGCAAACAACAATCCACTTCCTTGGACTCAGCACTGGATTTCCTCTAAAGGTCTCCAGGTGGCTCCCCAGGAAACCGAAGTAGAAAGTTATGTAGTCGGTGGAATTAAACAAGATGTGAAAAAAGACACATTTAGTG